ATCTTTAACAGCATTCATCAAAGATTCTTCACAGAATAATTTTAATTCTTGAACAGCCGGTAAATCAGAATTGAAAAAATCAAATTTAGATTCAAATAAATTCTTTTTAGCTATATCAGATACTCCGCTTGTTTTACCTTGATTTTTGAGGTCATACACATGGGTTATTAATTCATCTTTTTTAGATGAATGTTTTTCATCTTTAAAACAATATATATGAGATGCCCATACGGATTGTTTATTTGGAAAGGTTGTCATACTGTTTCTAAAGTTAATGATTCATTATATAATGAAATTAGTAAATTGTCAAGTTCTTTTTTATTATCTATATTTAATGAATTGACATATTTGGAAAGAATGGTGAGTGTATCTTCTGCTTCATTTATCATATCATCTTCAATATCTAAGTCTTGGTCAAAGTTCTCCACAACTGAAATATCAGCCACATCAGCAGCATAAAGTTTATCCATCAAAGTATCAAACCAAAATGGATTCTTTTTATTCACTATTACTATTTTTACATAGCAACCTTTATACACCGAATAGTCATCATTTTGAATAGATTCCAGAGTCATCTCTTCATCATCATAATAAATTTTATGAAACATCTCAAATGGATTTACAATATACTCTATCTCTCTGGTGTCTGTATCAAATATATGAAATCCTTTTGTATCTTTATAATCAGACCAAGTTATTTGATATTGATTACCAAGATAGTAGATGTTACCATTATCAGACTTATGATGGAAATGGCCACTAAAAGCCATATCAAACTTGTTGAACATACTTGCATCAATACCAGTTTGACTATACTGACCTGCATGCATTTCAAAACCTTTAACTTCTAAATGTCCAAATAATACTTGAGCAGTTGTTTCTTCTATAGCTTTGAGGGATTGTTCTTTATTTTCATCACATATCCAAGGTTGCAGAAAGAACTTATTACCATCTAATTCAATCTCTGTAGGTTCTTGATAAATGTGAAATTGGTGATTTTCTTCTAAGCGAAGACCATCCAAACTATTTACTATGTTTGTATTACGAAAATATGTATCGTGATTACCAACTATTAGATGAAGATTTATGTGTCGTCCATGGCACACATCAAAAAACATTTCTCTCATTTGGTATACAGTTTTCCAGTTGATAAATTTTCGCCGGTCAACGACATCACCCAAATGGATAATGTTAAGGATACCTCGTTCTTCTAAAGTGGGGAAAAATACTTCTTCATAAAACTTTTTGAAATAATTCATAAAAGCTTGACTGTCATTTCTCGCACCGAAATGTGTGTCATTTATTAATGCTACCTTCATGCTACCATAAAATATTCAAGGTTAGTCTTTTTGGCTGGTTTTTTAGCTACACTCTTCGCAGCCTTTGCATCCTCAAAGTTTTTAATAAAATTATACATATTTGCTTTTTGGTCAGTATTCATTGTCTCTTGATTATATCCTTTATCGCTGTCATTTGCAGACACTTCTACATTTTCCAATAAAGATGGAGCACTTTGCATAGTTTTATATTTTATATACAGTTGTTTTTTCTCTTTCTGTATCCTTCTAATAAAAGCATAGTAGATAATTTGAGTAAAATATGCAAATGGGTTGGATGATTTTTCTGGATTAAAGTTCTTTATGTATTGAATACAATTTTCAATACCATCTGAAATCATATCATCTTTAAAAGCATAATTTATAAAATTGGGTCTAAAAGAAAGTCGTTGTGCTATTTTCATGAAACATTCACCAAGATATTCTGAAATCATTGGTGGAAGCTCATCCTTTTCTTTTGCCTCATCAAATCCACGTTTATATATTATCATTTCTTTCAAAAACTTTTCATTATCTACATAATGTATCGGTTTTACTTTTGCCAATCTGCCCTCCTATTAGTTGTTATTTTATATATTATAACATAATAACCTGCTGTTGTCAACCACTTGACAAAGCTCTTGACAGGTGATATAATACTAGTGTAGGGGTTAAATGAATAATTTGTTTATTAAGTCTTCAATTGTACAACGTATTCAGCTACAGTAAATCGTTCTTCCTTATATATTTTTTTTCTTTCCTCAAAATGATCTAATGTATAGTTGTGATTACTACCATAAGACAGATCATCAGCAATATCATACAATGTAGCTATATCTTTCTTTTTAGATTTTCGTAATCCTCGACCTATTGACTGAAGATTTCTAACCCGACTTTTAGAAGGACTAGCAAAGACGATGTTATGAAGATTCCTAATATCGACGCCAACACTAAATACGCCGTAACTAGCAACGATGATTGCATTTCGTTCTGATTCAACGATATGTCTAATTTGTTCTCTTGTATCTGCATCCGTTCCTCCATGAACGAAAAATATTGTTCTACCATTTGATTCCTCCTTTATCATATCGTAAAGTATCTTTCCATGTTTTTCAACAAAACGAAATAAAAGAAGTGTATTAGTCTTTAGATCTAGCACTAAGTTTTTTATAAATGTATTTCTTGCTTCAGAATTTATCAAATAATCCAGCTCTTCTTGATAACTTATTTTCCTAAGATCATGACATATTGAATCTGGATGTTTTATTAAAATTGCTTTGATAGTAAAAGGTGATAGATATTTACTGTCTATAAGCTTCTTTGTTGAGGTGACCTTGTAGACCTTACCAAATAGACCTTCTAGCACCAATTTATGAGTTAGTGTTCCGTCTAATGTTCCAGTTGTCCCTATACGATATTTTGCATTAATGCATTTGGTCATTATAGATGTGAGAGATTTTGACTTAAAACCATGAGCTTCATCACCAATCACAAGTTCATATTGTTCAAAGTATTTTTGTTGCATCTTATAAATTGACTGCCATGTTGATATTATGATGGGCAGTTCAGAACCTTTATCTCTTCCAGCAAAAACCGTATGACAGTTGTTTGCTACATCAAATCCATATTGTCTAAAATCATTATACATTTGAGAAACAAGAGATATAGTAGGAACTAAAATAAGAGTCTTCAAATTCAAATACCTTATAAGTATATAGATAATCAAAGATTTACCTGAAGCTGTTGGTGAAAGTAAAAGTGCTTTGTGGTGGGACAGGGCATGGTTGGCAGCAATCATCTGATAATCTCTAGGGATTACTGGTAACTTTAATGAATCTATAAAATCTTTCTTAATCTTTATTTTTTCATTATTAAAATCTGAATCAAACTTAACTTTGTAGTCTCTGGTATAGAGAAATTTACAAAGATGTTCAAACAATCCTCCATAAAGAAGACGGTTATGAACATTAAAAAGCCTTATCTTTCCATCCCAAAGTCTATTACGATATGCTGGCATAAATGTGTAGCCAGGCACCATAAAAGTAAAATGGTCACAAATTTCCTGAGCAGTTGAAGCTTCAGAATCTATCTTGATATAGACTTCATTTTTTTTAGATATGTTAATTATTTCCATTTGTAAATTTCAACCAATCCAAAGCATTCTTTATTTGGAATCCCCGATTGTTTATCATCCTAATAACAGAGTCCAGATAGTTTACTTTTTCCTGTAGAACTACTAATTGTTGTTTCAATTTGAGTACATCATCATCTGATTCAATATATTTAGCTATTTCATTCTTGAGAAGTCTTCCCAAATATTGTTCCCATCCACGCCGTTCAAGTTCTTCTTGAGACATTTTACCAGAATAATACTCAGTCTTAGCCCGAACTATTTTAGATAGTTCAAACTCAAACCCCTTCAGTCTGATTCGTTCATCAGTAAAAATTTTAAGATATTTGTCGTGAATTAGTGGGATACGAATGGATTCTGTGCCCAGTTCTGTATAATCAATTTCACGATCTCTATGCCAAAGTTCTTGAATATCTTCAAGTTTCAAATCACCTCCTTAAATAATAATTAAACTGGTTTTCCTTCGTATGATGGGTCATTGTTGAGTAGGTTTTCAACTGTATAAACATCATAACGAAAAGAAACATCTGCAGTAACATAATCTATATCTGTTCCACCACTATCAAATGCAACTGCAGAAAGACTTGTTGGGAAACACTCTCTGAATACAAAATTTATCTGTGGATTCATATTACTGGTCAATACAGTTAAAGTTGCGTCAGTAGTCAATTCTGAAGCTATTGCTAATTTTGCATATTTTTCTTGACCCTCTTTAGTTGGAAATCCAAGTCCGATAATCCAATCATAAATTGATAACCAATTTTTCATATTTTCATCTACTATGAATTTTATTGACAACTCTTCAAAAGTAACTTCATCCCCAGCAATGTCTATGTTTTTTAATTGCATAGGAACACTAATAGAACTTATAGAAACTCCAGGCAAAGTAGCAGACTGACAAAAGTAGTTTACTGCCGGAAAATTGTTAAGTTGAAATTTAAACCCAATAGGGCTCAAAAAACTAGTATTGATTGGTTGACCTTGTAATGCAGACATAATGGAACATCCTTTCTGTAATATTTAGTTAGGACAAAAAAAAAGGGTGACTACAATTAAGTAATCACCCTTCTCACGTTCTTTAGGGGTAATAACTCCTAAAGACATAACTTACATCAAATTGTCAACTCTGACCAATCTGTAGTAGTAGTTACCATTGGCGTCAATTGTTCCGTCACCATCGCTGTGTCCAAATGGATTGGATACGATTCCGTAACGTGTTTTGAAACCAATTTTTGGTTGAAAGGAACTTTCACCAACCGCACGAACCATTTGCAATGGAACGTAAGGACAGTAGAAGATACCTGCATCATAAGCAGATGAACCTTTGTAACCTACACAGAAGAAGTTAGTTGCTGACGCACTGAAATATGGATCAACATAAACTTTGTAACGGCCGTTGAGTGTTCCAACGAAAGTGTTACCTGTGTCATCAACACCAGCTCCGTCCATCATTCCGCCCATGGCTAGAGCAGAAGCAACGTCTGAAGATGTGATTATGATGTTACCTTTTCCGCGACGTGTTGACTTTGCAATTGCATTTGCATCACGTTCTACTTGGAACATCAGACCTTTGAATTTCTCAACAGACCAACGTCCATTAGAGTCAACATCAAGGTCAAACACACCAGCTGTTGATGTATTGTGTTGTGCTCCGTGCTCTGCACCAAAATAAATGGTACGGATAACTTCGCGGTTAATCTCTGCCAAAATCTCTTGTGAGAGAATGTTAGCGAGTTCTGTTTCAGCATCCAAACCGTGAACGGCTTTAAGATCCTGTGCCAATTCCATCGAGTACTCACCCTTGAGTGCACGTGTCTTAGCTGTAACAGTTACACGGTCAATTGAGAATGACATTTGCTGGAAATCTTCAGCAGCTGTACCTTGAGTTCCACTAAGACCGAAAGTTTCACCAGTTGCCGTTGAGTTACCTACACCTAATACTGCGGAGTATGTTCCACCCTGAGCTGCTGCTTGTGCACCTGCTCCGGAGCTGACCATATCATCTCCAGCGTCACCAGAATGTGTGGATTCTGGTTCTGAGTACATGGCTTCAGCACCACCTTGTGAATCGTAACGAGGACGCATTGCGAAAATAAGTCCTGTAGGCCCGGTCATTGGTTGAACACCACAAACATCATAAGCAACTAAATTAGGCATTGCGCGACGAATCATGGAAATTAAAACTGGGTCTTGATATTGTACTCCACCAGTACCACTTGCTGTTGGTGCGAGTGATGTTAGTGAGGTTGCTGCTTCCATCAAAGGCCCACGACCTTCTGCAGATGCCTGCTCAGCCATGGCTTTTTCTTGGTTTTCCAAAAGAACGGCGGTAACCGCTTTTCGGTATGGGTCTTTAATCTCTGGCATATCTGGATGGTTCAATACCGGCGCCCACTTTTGTTGTAGTCCTTCAGCTAGATACATTTTTTGTAATCTCCTAAAAATGTTATTTGTTTAAACGAGTTAATGCAGAAGCATATTTACTCATAATTGGATCAGTAATTGATTCAGAAATAGTTTGTTCTTCCTCAGTATTTTCCAATTCTTCTGTAATAGTTTCTGACTGTTGCTTAGGAAAATAATTTTCCTTAATGACTTCAAGTTTCTCAGAATATTGAGACTTGTCTTCAAAATCTATACCATCAGCCAATTTACCTAGTTTTTCTTTTTCGGTATCGGCGAGGTCTTCTGAAACTTCTCTCAAAGTTTCAGCCTTTTTATATTCAGCAAGTTCCTTTTTGATGTCTACACTTGTGTTAATAGACTCATCAAGTTTTTGCTCTAGTTCTTCAACTTTCTCAAATAGATCGTCAACAAGGTCAACTTTCTCTTCTGGAATGTCAATGTAATGCTCTGTAAAGAGGTTCTTGAGGCCTGTCATAAAGTCTTCAACCAATTCTGATCGAATTCCTTTTTCAACAGCTAACTCATTTTCTTTCATCCACTCTTCAGTAACATAGTTGAGATATCCGTCAACTTTTTCGGTAACTGTGGACAAATGTTCTTCTTTTGCATCAGTAATTTCTTTTTTGTAACTGGTTTCTAATTCATCAATCCGTGAATTGACTTCAGAAAGTACTTTAGCTGAAACTGCTGCTTCAAATATTGTGGAAGCTTTAGTCTTAAACTCTTCAGAAAGGTCTTCACCATTTACAATGGCTTCAATGTCTTCTTTGACATCAATTTCAAGATCTTCTTTCTTGAGTTTTTTAGATTCTACTGGTTCTTCTTCTTCACCTTCTTCTTCATCATCTTCTTCTGTAAGAGTTGAACCCATGATTTTTGAAAAAGAATCGGAAAGATCAGCTTTCTTCATAGCATTAAGTTGGTTATAAAGAGCCTTAATCATTCCGGCTTTGGTTTTAGGAACAGAAACGGCTTCTTCGACCTCTTCCTCATCCTCATCACCTTCTTCATCTTCGTTCTCTTCTTTTACTTCTTCCTCA